GTATTCTGAAGGTAAAGCAGATCCTGCTGAGATATTAAAAGAGTTTGAAAAAGCTTATAATATTAATCTCAGTGAGGATATGGGTCATTGGTATTTTGAGGAAGTTGATGAGCATATTAAAGAACTTACTAAAGTCTATAATGCTATACCAACAGGCTGGAAATTCCTTGATGAAAAGATTGAAGGTGGTTTATTTCCAAAGTCTCTTTATTGTTTAGTTGGTCAAGTCAATATCGGTAAGAGTATTTTCTTAGGCAATATTGCTGCCAATATGGTATTAAAGAATAGGAATACTCTTCTTATATCTTTGGAAATGTCTGAGTTTATGTACGCTAAGCGTATTAGTGCTCAGCTTACTCAAATTCCTCATCATAGCCTTAAGTTGTATACAGATGAACTTAAAGATCAAGTTCGTCATATTGAAAAGCAATTAGAGAGTAAGCTTGTTATTAAAGAGTATGCTCCAAAGACAGTAACAGTAAGAAACCTTGATGCGTATGTATCTAAACTTGCGCATAAAGGATTTAAACCTGAAGTAATTGTTATTGATTATATTAATCTTTTAAAGCCTACATCTAAAAATCTTAATTCGTACGAGTCTGTAAAAGAGATAGCTGAACAATTAAGAGCTATGTCATTTAAGTATAATATTCCTATTGTTACTGCTTCTCAGCTTAACCGTGGAGCCTTTAATACAGCAAGTCCTGGTATGGAAGGTATTTCTGAATCTATTGGACTTGCAGCAACATGTGATGTGATTTGTTCGTTGTGGCAGGAAGACGAAGATAAGGAACTAGGTATTATCAATCTAGGTATGCAAAAGAATAGATTCGGGGCTAATTTTGGCAGCTGCGCATTTAAAGTAAAATACGAGACTCTAACTCTTAACGAGGTTAGCGCTGATCATTTTACTACTGAAACACCTCAACAGGCGGTTAGCGATGCCCAGAGTGCCTTACAAAGCTTATCAGAGCCTTGATAAATGTTACAATATGTAGTAAATAAAGCTACATATATGTTTAATGAAAAGGTATTAGATGATTTCTTATCTAAGAATGACCCGCTAAAGCAAATTTGTACAAAGGAGTTTATACTCGGTGTATTTAAATTTGGTTCCTTTTTATCTATCTTACATAATAAAAGGTTAAATCCTTCAGCAGTATTTGTTCTTATACTAGAAAATAGAGAAATAAGAGACTTATTCGTTGATGTCACACACGCAGAAAATGCTAAAGAAGCTCTACTTGGCCTCTTGCAACTTTATCCACCGCTATTAAAATCTAAGAATACTAAACGATTATTCAAGAAATCAATATCCGGCAAAAAGTGACTGAACTAGAAAAAAGAATTTACAACAAACATTTAGCAGTATCTCGTTCCTTGCGTAATAAACCTTTTAAGCTTAAAGGTGATTTTACCGATTTTGAAAATAATTCAAAATATCCCTCTATTAAAAGATTGTGCGTTTTCTTTAACAAGTATCCAGATGTAGATATGGATACATATTTTATGGCTCCGTATAAGCTATATTCCGATACCGATTATTTTGATTTAGCTTATTTTGCTTCTCCTAGAGCTATTAAAGCATATACTACTTACAAGAATCAACTCTTACAAATGTCACCAGATAAACAACAGGCTGAAGTTAAAGACTCTTTATTGTTTATATCAAAATTCTGTTTATTGAATAAAATTCAACTGCATGATTATCCTACATTTAGACTTAAAGGTATGGCACCAGAATGGGTATATCATTTGAAAAGTAATAAAATAAATCCATATTCCCTGATGGAATTTCGAGGCATTTTCAATTATATAAATGAGATGCCCTTTGACGAAAGAGAGTTATTGCTAGGAAATTTCGGTAGAAACTATCTCGATTATAAGTCTCGTTATAATTCATCAACAACATTGAAACCTTTTCTTTCTGTAGCAGCAGAAAAATTAAAACTTTTTATAGATAAGAGCTTGAACTCCTCAAAATCTTATGTATAATACACACAACATAAACAACCAACCCAACCCAATAACCAAATGACACTAACTAAAAACCTATTCGCTGAAATTAAAGCTTCTCTTGCTAATAAGAATGAAAATTCTTATAAGGACATTATGAAGTTTGAAGCTGGTAAGACTTACCTTGTACGTCTTGTACCTAACATTAACGAGCCAAAGAAGACCATTTACGGCTATAAGCATCACAGCTGGAAGAGCCATTCCAATGGTCAGTTTATTACCTCACTCTGTCCTAGCACCTACGGTGAGAGCTGCCCTATTGATAACTACGTCATGAAGACGTACAATACTGGTACGGATGAAGAGAAGAAGAAGCTTGGAGAAATTTCTCGTAAGGAAAGCTGGATGGTTAACGCTTATGTTATTACCGATCCTACTAACGCTGAGAACGAAGGTAAGGTAAAGGTTATTCGTTACGGTAAGGAACTTGCTAAGATTATTAATAGTGCTATCGACGGTGATGACGCCGCTGAGTTTGGTGCTGAGAAGATCTTTGATGTAGCTAACGGTTCTACACTTCGTATTAAGTGCGAAGCTCGTACAGGTGCAGGTGCATCTAGGACGTTCGTAACGTACGCTTCTTCTAAGTTTGTGTCACCTTCTAAGCTTGATGTCTCTGAGGAGAAGATCAAGGCTATTCACAGTGAGATTCACGATCTTGAGAAGTTTAACAAGACGAAGACAACAACTGAGCTTCAGCGAGCTCTCGATCAGCACTTCTTCTGTATTGAAGATGTAGCTTCTGAGGAAGAGATTGACGAAGATACTCTTCCGACGCCAGTAGCTAAGACACCTACCAAGGATGCAGCTATTGAAGCCATCTTCGAGGGTGTTACTGAGGCTCCAAAGCCTACACCTGCTGTAGATGATACAGATGCAAAACTTAAAGAACTTCTTGCTGGACTCTAAAATATTAACCACTATACTCAAATTTATGCCTAGAATCAAAACTAACGCCGATATCCCCGACATTCAGAATACTGTTGACGGGTTCCCTAAGAAGTACATCCCTAAGGTTGGTACCCGTGATGCAACGCTTCCCGTTAAGATCATTCGTAAGGATGGTTCCGTGAACGAAGGCTCTGGTAAGTTCAGTATGTATACCGATCTTACTTCAGAGAATAAGGGTACTAACATGAGCCGTTATCGTATCCTTATTGAGGAGGTCGTAGCAAAGGATGGTTACTTTGTTCACGAAGTCATTAAGGATCTTCTTCACGAGTGTAAGGCTCGTTTGAAGTCTGATAATGCTTATGTTAAGATTAAGTTTGACTACTTTCTTAAGCGTCAAGCTCCTGTATCGAAGATTGAGTCACATATGGACTATCGTGCCAATATGGAAGGTCGTCTTGTAGATGGTAAGGAGAGACTTTATCTTACCGTTCACGTTATGTATGCTTCACTCTGCCCTTGCTCTAAGGAGATCAGTGATTACGGAGCTCATAATCAGCGTTCGGTAGCAGACGTTACTGTAGAGATTGATGAGTCGAAGGGTATTATGTGGATTGAAGATATTATCGATATCGTCGAGAAGAGCTCTTCAGCACCAATTATTAACGCTCTTAAGCGTGTTGACGAAGCTTATCAGACAGAGCTTATGTACGAGAATCCGGTCTTCGTTGAAGATATGGTCCGTAAGGTAGCTGTTGAGCTTGATAAGGAGCTTGATAACCGTATTAAGGACTACTCGGTAGTTGTTAATCACTACGAGTCAATTCATACAGCGGTAGCCGTTGCGGTTATTAATGCTGGTAGGGAGCTAAAATAAAATTATGGCCGTTTCTGAAGAACAATTAGCGGCGGCCATTATGGCTAAAGTTATTGGTAACGGGCTTAAGAAAATTGATGAGAGCTCTATTACACCTGTAACACCGGGGTTAAACGCAAATAGGCTAGACCCTATGAGCTTTGTTAATCGTAACGTTTCTACAGGCCCGTCACCGCTCGAAATTCAAGCAATGCAACAGGCTAATAGAGACGCTGAAAGGTTGTATCCGCTACCACAAGCTGATTTAAAACCTATTCCGCTAATGCCACCAGTAACTCCTCCACAAGAAGTTGTTAATCTACCACATATTGTAGCACCGACTCAACCTGTACCAGTTACTTTATCTGAATCAGTTATTACTAGAGAAGATATTGTTTCTATTAGGTCACAGCTTGAACGTACAAATGCTACATTGACAAAAATGTCAGGTATGCTTGGAAAAGTATTTGCATCTTTTACGGAAAAGAATAAACTCAGCAATAGTGACTAGTACTATTACAGTTAATAAAGAACTTTTTGTACAAAAGTTTTTGCTCCCTATTAGTAAATTAGCAGATAATATTTCTCTAATTCCTGAAGGTAATGAACTATACGCCGTCTGTTCCTCCCAAGACGGTAGTATAGTTCTACTTGCCTCTTTAACTCTTGATTTACCTATTGAAGGTATTATTAAGATAAATCTTCCAGATGTTAAAAAGTTTGTACGTCTCTTAGATTGTATTGAAGATGACTATATTGAACTTAATATTGAAGATAATCACATAAAGTATCATACACCTAGTTTTAAATTTAACTATTACTTGCTTGAAGATAGTTATATGCAGAGGTGCCCGGTAAACCCTGCTAAGATTAAAACGCTGAAATACGATTCAGGTTTTATATTACCTAATATCAAATTTAACGAAATTCTTAAAGGTAGTTCTATAGCTACTGATTCAGATAAGCTTTATTTTTATACAAAAAATGATGAAGTGTACGCTGAGTTAAACGATTACGAAAGGCAGAATATTAATAATCTTACCTATCTTGTAACAGATAAGTTTGTAGGAGAACCTATTAAGAATGCTCTACCTCTTAATTTAGAAAACGTACGTATGCTTGCCGGTCTTAAAGCTGCTAGCATCTCTGTAAAAATTAATAACACATTAAAGGTAACTCTTTTTGAAGTAACAGATCAAAATGTAAATATAAAGTTTGTTATATCTGCACTTGTAAAATAAAGAGTATACGTATAAATTACTCTATATGTCAAACAAACTAACTACCCTAGGTTATACTCTTAAGAGACTTCGTGACAGCGGATATTACGCACATAGACTTTTTACTGAGTATAGTGAAATAGATCCTCGAGCCTGGACAATAGTTATTGACCCAGGTGTTGCTTCTATCTTTTGCACCTGTTATATTAATGATCCTTATATTGGAGAATCTTATTTTGAATTATTTGACGGAGGACAATTTATTCCAGGTAGATTAAAGCTTAAGACTAGTTCTCATGAAGTACTAGTTGAACACTTAGTTAAATTTGGTATTAATAATAAGGCACCAGGATACAACGAAAAGAAGCAAACAGTTTCTTTACAGGGAAAAGAATAAGTATCTATGTATGTCTACAGAGGATCAAAATAAAAAGAAGATTGTAAAAAAGCGAGCTTCTAAAAAATCCAGTTCTCCAAAACTTAGTGCTGCGGACATAGAGCAAGGTGTACCTGTAGAGAAAAATTTACACGTTGAAGAAGTAATTAAACAAGCATTTTTACGCTTTTACGATAATGCCTCTATTAGAGGTTCTAAAGTAAAAGATTTAGAACATCTTGATGTTATTACACAAGAGTATCTAGATTCGTATATGATCTTAGGTTATGATATAAACGGTGAAAAAGTTTCTATCATGCACGCCGAAAATCCGCACGATAGAGATGCTTTAGTAGAACATCTTCGAACCACTCTTCTTAACTTCCTTAATCCTAACGAACGTTAATTGGTTTAATCATCTTCCATGCCTTAAATAACACGCATGGAAGATGATATCATAGAAAACCCTATCGACGATAGGCAGTATTATCGAGGTGATAAAAACGTACCAAAGGAGGATGCTCAATTTGAGTGGACTCCTAAGATGGTTAAGGAGATAAAAAAGTGTAAAGAAGATATTGTACACTTTGCCGAAAATCATTTCTACATTGTAAACCTTGATAGAGGTAAAGAAAAAATTGATTTATATAAAGCACAAAAAAGAGCTCTTAAAAGTCTAGCAGATAATAGATTCGTCAGTGTATTAGCTTCCCGTCAGTGCGGTAAAACAACAATTACCACAATTTACGCTCTTTGGAATACGTGCTTCTATGATGACCAGAGAGTTATTATCGTAGCTAACAAAGAGAGTACTGCCATCAATATTTTTAAACGTATTCGCATGGCCTATGAAATGCTTCCTAACTATTTGAAGCCTGGTGTTAAAGAATATGGTAAAACAGGTGTAACGTTTGCGAATGGTTCTAGTATCGGTATTAGTACTACTACATCAACAGCAGCAAGAGGCGACTCTGCTTCCATTCTTTGTATTGACGAGGCCGCCTTTATCGATCAGAACTTTATGGAAGAGTTTTGGAAATCTGTTATTCCTATTATTTCTTCTGGTAAGAAAACAAAAATCTTCATGGTTAGTACACCTAATGGTACCGGTAATAAGTTTTATGAAATTTATTCAGGTGCTGAAAAAGGTACTAATGGATGGAAAGCAGAACGTATTGATTGGTGGGACGTTCCCGGAAGAGGTGAAAAATGGCGTAAGCAAATGGTTAACACTTTAGGTTCTGATGAAGCGTTTCAACAAGAGTTCGGTAATACGTTTTTAGATCCTTATAATTCAGCAGTTGGCGCTTCTGTTATTGAGCGTTTTAAGGAACAGAAAAAGAAAGCTATTTGGGATGCTGAAGAAGGTCATTATAAAGTATTTGAAGCTCCTGATCCTAATAAATTATACGTAATAGGTGTTGACGTAGGAGAAGGTATTGGAAGAGCTGCTACTGTATCACAAGTATTAGATATTACCGACTTAAGAGAAATAAAACAGGTAGCTGTTTTCGGTACAAATGTTATCGAACCTTATCATTATTCAAATAAGCTCGTAGCTTTAGCAAGTCAATGGGGTAATCCACCTTTACTAGTAGAACGAAATAATTGT